AAGAAAAGCAAAGAGTTCAATTTTAATTATGAGTAAATATTCAGATTTAGATAATTTAGAAATCAAAAAACTTAAAAAGCAAATAGTTGAATTAGAAACAGAATTGTCAAAAGCTAGGCAAGTTTTGAAAGACAATGAACTATTAGGTGATGTTGAGGAGATTTCAGATACGGAAGCTATATGCGCCAATGAAATAGCTAAACTTAAAGTAGCGTCTGATAATGGAATCTTAACTTTTGAGGATGTTAAAATATTAGACGTATTACATAAAAATTTACTCTTAGCTAAAGGCAAGCCTGTAGAAGAAAAGAAATCTCAGAAAAAAGGATCTAAGTCCGTAGCAGAACTTCTTAGCATTGTGGAGAAGCGGTGAGTAAAGAAGTTAGCAGAGAGCAAGCAATTGAAGCATTATGGGAAGCTGGAGTTTTAGATTGGAAACTCACCCAGCCTCAAAAGCTTATTAAAAAAGGAATCATCGAAGATAGTAGTAAGATCAGTGTTGTTATGTGTGCTCGAAGATTGGGGAAAAGTTATCTAGCATTAACAATGGCAATCGAAACATGCCTCCAACAACCAGACTCTATAGTTAAGTACGTGTTTCCAAAACAAAAAGCAGCCAAGAAAAACATTCTTCCAATAATGAAAAGTATTCTAGAAGATTGTCCTAAACATCTTAGACCTGTCTTTATGGCAGCAGATTTATTATACAAATTTCCAAATGGAAGCGAACTTCAAATGGCAGGTTCAGACAATGGAAATATCGAAAATATTAGAGGTGGTAACTCAAGTTTAAATATTGTAGATGAGGCTGGATTTTGTGATGATTTAACTTATGCAGTCAGATCTGTTCTAGCTCCAACAACTAAATTAACACAAGGTAGAACTATTCTTGTGTCAACTCCTTCAAGATATGAAGATCATGAGTTTATTCAAGACTGGGCTTTAAAATATCAAGCAGAGGGTCGTATTAGAGTTTTTACAATTTTTGACAATCCTCAGTTTACAGAAGCTATTATAAATGACGCACTTGATGATTATCCAGATGGAGAGAAAGATCCAGGGTTTCGTAGAGAGTATATGTGTGAAATTGTTAGAAGTGCAGATACATCCATTTTACCTTCATTTACTTCTGAAGTTGAAAATGTTATAGTTAGAGAAGATTACGAAAGACCTGTTTTTTACGACGCTTACGTATCTATGGATATTGGTGGTAGAGATTTAACAGCTATAGTATTTGGTTACTATGACTATCTCAATGCCACTACAGTTATAGAGGATGAACTAATATTTGGAAAAGAAGTGAATACCAAAGCCGTGGCTGATGCTATACGAAATAAAGAAAAAGAATTGTGGACTAATCCAATTGATCAAAGTTTAGTTCCTCCATATATGAGAGTGGCGGATAACAACAATCTTATTATGTTAACTGATTTACAAAGAGATCATGGATTGACTTTTATTCCAACGAGAAAAGATAATAGAGAAGCAGCTATAAATGCTTTAGATGTTGCTTTGTCTCAACATAAAGTTGTAATTCATCCTAGATGTAAACATACTTTATATCATATGAAGTTTGCTAGATGGGATAAACAAAGAAGAAATTTTTTAAAAGTAAAAGACTCTCCTTCTGGTCAAATTAAAGGCGGTCACGCAGATGCATTAGCCGCTATAATTTACTTACATAGGAATATTATTAAGAGTAAAAATCCCTACCCCGCTGGATATGGCGATGTGTCGGGTTCTAATGTTTTCCGATCTCAGATAAAATATGAAAATCCAGATGATAAATCAGCTAGATCTTGGTTAAAAAGCTTCGTTTGGAAAGGTAACAATAAGAAATAAGGTAAAACACCCTTATTTATTAGAAATAAAGGATCTTAGATGTCTTATTTTGATAAAGATGAATATTTTGCAGCAAGTGATGAAGAAACTCTAGTTCTTTATCTTCAAAAAAAATCAGACGCTTGGTTTAATAGTCTGATAAGTACTGATTATTTGGATAAAATTAAAAGAAGCTGGCAAGCTTATTATGGCTTTTACTATGAAGGTGGACACGCTATAACCTTTGGTGGAGAAACTGGAGAGTTGGTGAATTTGCCAATGAACCATTATGGAAACATTGCAAGTCATATTTTAACAATGGTTACTGCTACTCGTCCATCATTTCAAGCTAGATCAGTAAACACTGATGTTAAATCTCAGATTCAAACTAACTTAGCTAATGGCTTATTAGAATATTACATGAGGGATAAAAGACTTGAGCAAGATCTTAAAAGAGCGGTTGAGTATGCCGTTGTCATGGGTTCTGGTTATATTAAAATGGAGTGGAATGCCACTACTGGTGAAATATATGACTATATTGAGCCAGAGTATAAGCCTCTTGTTGATGAAGATGGAGAAGTCATATATGACCTTGACGGAAATGTTGTATATGAAACTGATGAGGATGGCGAAAAGATTGAACTTAGAGAAGGAGTTCCACTATATAGCGGTGATATCGTTTTTAATGTGCTATCGCCTTTTGATGTAGTATTTGATCCAACAAAGTCAGACAATAACCATGACTGGCAATTATGCAGAAGCTTCAAAAACAAATATGATTTAATTGCTAAATATCCAGAATTTTCAGAAAAAATAAAAGCACTAAAAACTAAGACTGATATTAACACTTCTCGTATTTCAATGACTGCTTATGATGAAACTACAGATATTCCAGTCTATGAGTTTTTTCACAAACCTACTGAATCTCTTCCGAAAGGGAGGTATGTTCTGTACTTAGATACAGATATTGTACTAGAAGATACAGTATTAGTTTATAAAAACCTTCCTATTTTTAGAATTGCGTCTAGAGATATTTTGGGAACTCCTTTTAGCTACACAGCTATGTTTGATCTTCTTCCAATTCAAGATGCGGTTAATTCTCTATATTCTACTATTATGACTAACCAAAATACATTTGGAGTTCAAAACGTATATGTAGAAAGAGGTTCTGATGTTCAAATGGAACAAGTTTCCGATGGTTTGAATTTTATACAAGGGAATCCGGGGTTTAATCCGCCACAACCTTTAAATCTAACTAATACTCCTGCTGAAATATTTAATTTTTTGAAAATGCTAGAAGCTTCGATGGAGACTATATCAGGCGTAAATTCTGTCGCACGAGGTAATCCAGAGTCTCAGCTTAAATCAGGTAATGCTCTAGCATTAATTCAATCTCAGGCTCTGCAATTTATTTCTGGACTACAGCAATCTTACATTCAGTTGATTGAGGATGTTGGAACTAATGTTGTAGAGCTTCTTAAAACTTTTGCTAAGACACCTCGTGTTGCGGCAATTACAGGTAAATCTAACGTAACTTACATGAAAGAATTTACCTCTGATGATTTATCTTCCATTACAAGAGTCATTGTTGACGCAGGTAATGCGTTAGCACAAACGACTGCAGGTCGTGTAGAAATGGCTTCTCAAATGATGCAAATGGGAATCATCACAACTCCAGAACAGTATATTTCGGTAATTAATACCGGAAAGTTAGAAACCATGACCGAAGGTCAAAACAAGGAGCTTTTACTTGTTAGAGCTGAAAGAGAGCGGCTTGTGGACGGTACAACTCCCGTGGTGGCTGTACTCACTGATGCTCATTCATTGCATATTAGAGAGCACAAGGCTGTTCTTGCTGATCCTGACTTACGTATGGATGCGGAGCTTGTTCAACGAACGCTTGCACATATCCAAGAACACATTGATATCCTTTCTAATCCTGATGTTGCTAATATACTTGCTTTGTTAGGTGAGCAACCTCTTGGACCTCCAGCTGGTACTCCAGTAGCTCCAGAAACTGCAGCTCCTGAGCAACCCAACCTTCAAGGGCAGGAACAATTACCGCCTTTGATTGAAAATCCTCAAGCGCAATCTGTTGCTGTGCAAGAAAATCTTGGGCCGCTACCATCCCCAGCTCAGCCAGCGGGTGAAGGATCTGTGTTACCAGAACAGCCGACAACTCCAGAAGAACTTTTAAATAGGAATCAATAATGGCTAAGTGTACGTGCGGAACAAAAAAAGGTAAAGGAAAGAAAAAGGGTAAGTAAAATGCCAGCAAAATCCAAATCTCAGTATAAGTTGATGAAAGCAGCTGAAAATAATCCTGAATTTGCAAAAAAAGTTGGAATAGATCCCGAAGTTGCTGCAGAGTTTACTAAGGGTAATACAGGTAAAAAACGATTTTCTAAACTAAAGGAAAAGGTAAGTGGAAAAAAGAAGTAAAAAAACTTTAGAAGATTATTATACAGAAGAACTTATGGAAGA